GTGGCAATCTTTGCCAGTGTTACTGCACCGTCTGTGAGTTCAGCAGTTGTTACTGCATTTGCCGCCAAATCTTCTGCAGCGATAACGTCAACTCCGATACTTCTTGATACTATTTTTCTAATTGCCATTTTTCTATCCTATTAAACGGTATGTTGCACTGGAATATGCATCAACTCCACCCTGATAATGAATTGAGCCGGTATTTGCCCAATACCATCCTATGGTTTGGTTAGCTGAGCAATATATAACATTATGTGCATTCATTCCTCTATCATTGTGCATATATTGTCTAGCAACCGTAGTTCCTGCCACTTTCAGCTGCAATTCTCCAGCTTGTGCGCTTTGAGTTAAGACATGACAAGATGCTTCATACCATCCATCCAAAGGACATGTAAATAATTTTGTAGATGTATTATAGTTAGAGCCGCCAGTCTGGTTAACTATAACCGTGAATTTCATTAACTCATTATTCATGCTCACATAATCACCTGTACCAGTTACCCGAACACATACTGTATTAGGAGTTTGTGTTCGTCCAGCGTTATCAATTGTTATTCCAGTTGTACCACCAGTGTGTGTTATTGTATCTACTTTTAGTGTACTTGCCATATCGTTTTCCTAATTCTTTGTATTATTTATTCGTCTTGACCAGTAGTTGGGTTATAATTTTTTGCATCTGTGAAGAAAGATGATGTTTCATTGAATCCGAAATCACCGTCATCTGTATCCCAATCACTCGGCGCAACATCAGCAGGTTTAGGTGTAGCAGAATATCTCTGTTCTCTCTTAGGTGCTGCAACTTGTAAGTCTGTGTATTGGTCGACTTGTACAGAACGAATAACACCCTGTGAAGTTACTGGGCCATACATGTAATACTTTGCAGTAAAGTTTAGTGTGTAAATGATTGCTCTACGACTTGCAAAGTCTCCTTCATAGTCATCCTCATAACTAATATCATTTAGTACGATAGGTACATCTCTAATGATATCAAGTTCGGCAGACTCCTTCAAAGTAATTGTATACTCTGGTTGGAAGTATGGAAGAATTTGTTCAACAATCTGTAGTGCATCATCTGAGTTTTTACTCATAATGAATAGTTCAAAGTCAACATTATAAGGTACAGGCATAAATCCAGACTTGATAGATTCTCCATCAGTTCCGTTTGCCGCCTTCTTAACCTTGATTGACTTGTTTAGTTTTCTATTGGGGTCATAAGATAACCCACTAATTTCAAAACCAATACGAGGTAGAGTTACCGCTACCTTTTTGTTAAGAGAAGGGTCTTCTCTTAGTCTCGCCAACCATTTTGCTTTTGGCCCATACGCAAGTGGCACTTTCATTGTCTGTGCAATGTTGCCTGTGTTATCTTTCTTTGCGAGTTGGATATTATTAAAAATAGTACCAAACCCAACAACAATGTTTCTTGTTGATTCGTTATAAAAATATTGTCCAATCATAATTATTTCATCCCAGCATCACCGAATGGATTTGATTCGGTAAAATCTAATATATTATCGTCTTCTCTTTCAAAGAAATCGTTCATTGCGTTTTCGTCAATAGTGTCAACTTTATATGTTTCTAGTACTATATAGGACGCATCGGCACCCTGTACTGAACCCTCAACCTCTAGAGAACCACCATGTGTTTCATCTTCAGAAAGAATTTTATCTCCTAGTTCATCGTCCAGAAGAACACCAGAATTATCTTCTAGTCTGATTTCTTCATTAAATGTTCCAGTTTGTTCAAGTGAAACTTGATATTCTAGTTGATCCAAACTATTGTCTGTCTCTACAGAATCAATCTCTGCAATACCAGTATCAATATCCTCTGAACCGTATTCAAAGGTTTTACACTTTAACTTATATGTAGGTAGATTGTGAACCTGATAAAATGGATCATCATGGTCTACAAAAGTTATTTCAAATAACTTTCTACCTTTAGGCCAGTATACCAAGTCACCTTCATTTGGTCGTAGAGAAACAATGAGATTATTGTCAACTGAGACAAACTGTTCCCACCGTCTTCTTGCTACAGTGAAGGTTGCATCATCCTGTATGTCCAAACCAAATTTAGACATAAGTTCCTTTTCACCCTCATAACCGTCATTGTTATCGACATACATCTCAATGAGATATGCATCTTCAAACTTAGACAGTCCGTCTTCACCAAATAGTTCATCTTCTGATACGAGTCTACGAGGGATGTAGTATACATCCTGCCCATAGATACGCAACTGCTCTATGATTAAGTCTTCATAGAGGTGTTGTTCTGGGCGTGTTCCTGTATCAAAATAAACATTAGTCGGCATAACTTACCCTATCATATGCATTGGTGGCAACTCATAAGCAAGTTGAATTTGTTCTTCAAGTTTATTGATTTCTTCTTGTGCTTGAGTATAAATCTGTTCGCCATTTAGTGCGACACCACCTAACATCTGAATTCCTTGAAACTTAGAAAGGTTTGCACCCCACTGAAGTTTAATTAATTGTGTTGCGTACTTCTTCAAAAAGATATCATCCCATACATCAACAAATGTTGCTGGATCTAATTTACGATAACATTCAATAATGATGTAATCACCATCAGCAACATCAAGTTGCCAATCTAAGTCCAAATACAACCTGTTTTGATGTTGGTTGTGACGTATCTGTGTATCACCTGTCAAGATATGGTCTAGAAAATCTAGATGTTGCATAGTCATTTCGTAATGAATGACTGAGGTTGAACTAAAGTCGTATAAGTCATTCAGTCTTAACTGATACTTAACGTCAAACATATTCATCCCACCCTTATCAATGAAAGGGAATACTTTTACCACAGACATAACTGTGCTTGGAACAGGAATATAATTTTTCTGTTCTTTCCATACTGCTGTTGTAGATGAATCAACATCCGTTACTGAAGGTAAAGATGTATCAGAACGAGCTCTATCAATATCTGCTTGAGTAATCTGATATTTCAGATATACTCTTTCAATACCATCGTAGTGATATTGCGAGAAGTATTGTAGAGCTTCATCAATTCTGTCTTCTACTTGATCTGGGTCAACATTAATTTCAATCACTGGTTTCCCTAGTGATCTAAGACAGTATTCCTTAAATGTCGCCCTTGTATTTGGTATTGCCATATCTTTATCCTAACGCAATGCTAAGAGCGATTGCGAATCCCTCATCTGCACCCTTATTTGCTACCTCAACAACTGTTCCATCCGCCTTCTTTGTATATATTTTTTGGTCGGCAGAGTTAATAGCAATCTCCCCAGCTTCTAAATCACTAGCAGATGGAGTAGATGTTGCAGTCTCAGAGCGTTTTGGTTTAATTGCAATTGTTGCCATAATTTTCTCTTATTAATTAAAATGTGCCGCCGTCTATAGAAGTCCCAAATGCTAGAGTATCAGAAGATGCTGTATAAAGTAGAATTCCATCATCACTACCGCCACCGTCAAGTGCCGACAATGTGTTTGCAGAGTTTGCTACTAGAACAGAACCTTTTGCAACACTAGTTAGTCCAGTACCACCATGTGCAACACCAATTGCTGTACCATTCCATACACCAGTTGCGATTGTTCCCAATGTTGTAATAGATGATTGTCCAACATAACCACTTGCAATAGTGATTGCGTTTGCAGCCACAGTAATCTTGTCTGCTGTTCCCACAACATCAATTGTGTTACCAGTTTTAGTTAAACCAGCACCAGCAGAAATCTGTCCAGCACCTGAGAATTGTTCAAATGTAATTCCTGTAGTACCAAGTGAAATTGCACCGTTTGTACTTAGAACATAACCGTTGTCTGCGTTTGCAGTACCTTCTTCAGTAAATGTAAATGCACCAGCAGTCAATTCAGAAGCAGCGTCTGCATCTGGAGTTCTTGTTAGAACAAATGCAGCAGAACCAGAACCAACAGTCGTTACTTTATAGAAACCGTTCTGTGCAGCAGTTGATTGGTCTTTTACAAGAACTCTATCATTCACTACAAGAGTAACACCGTCTACTGAGATTGCACCGTTAGAGGATGCAGTCAATGTACCAGCGCCATTGTTGTATGTTGCGGCAAGGTTTGCAGTTGTAGCAACTCTTACAGATGCCTTAACGTCAAGTCCGTTTGCAACACTATCAACATATGATTTATTTACAAGTGAGTCTGAACCAAATCCTGCTCTTGCAGTATATCCAGAAGGAACTGTTACTGAGCCTGTTCCGTTAGGAGCAAGTATCATGTCACCATTTGAGTTAGTTGTTGAAATTGTGTTTGCATCAAGTGTAAGGTTGTCAACAGCAATTGCAGTCATTCCTGCCAATGCAGTGATTGTATCACCAAGTGATGTATCAGCACTACCGATTGTAATTCCATCGTTAGCAAGTTTTGCATTTGCGATTGAACCAGCAAGTTGTGCATTTGTAATTGTTCCAGCAAGAGATGATGTTGGATAGTTTGTTGCATCCGCCAAGTCAAATGCTGGGGTTGCATCAGTAGCACCAAGTGCAAGAGATACACCACCGTAAGAAACAGTTGAGTTTGCTAATGCACCATTAGCAATGTTAGTAATGGTGTTATTAGAAGCATTTATAGTTTTATTTGTAAGTGTCTGTGTACCAGCAAGTGTAGAAACAGTAGAGTCGATTGCATATGTGATTTCATTATTTGATACAGTTGTGTCGATACCTGTACCACCAGTGAATGTTAGTGTCTCACTAGTACTAAATGTGTCATTTGAACCACTGTCAGCTGCAAGTGTGAATGAACTTGAGATTGCACCAAATGATAATGCACCAGAACCGTTTGTTTTTAGAAACTCATCTGCATTTCCGTCTGCTGCAGGCAAAGTAAATGCAACATTTGCTGCAAGAGCATTTGGAGATTTAAGTTGAACATGGTGTGTGCCGTTGTTCGTTCCTTCTTTTAGTTGAAGAGAACCACCAGTTGTTGCGTGATTACCAACATTAAGGTCATCAATTGCTTTGTTTGTATCAACTAGAATTGCTGAACTTGCAGTTAGTGTACCATCTGCATGGTCTATCTTATCGTTAAAACTTTTACCACCAATTACCTTTACGGTAGAACCATCACCAATGTAAAATTTTTCATTACCGTGAGTATACGCCAATTCACCATCAGAGAGGGTGCCAGGAGCGGTACTACCAGTAGATCGTTTGATTTGTAATGTTAATGCCATTTTCTTTTTTTCCTATTTAATTAAAAACTTCCACCGCTCAATGTGAGGTTTCCACTTGTAGTGTCAAGTTCATTTCTAGCAGTCC